TGGCACAGGATTTTTTTATCTTAATAAAGTTATTTTCGATTTTTCTAAAAAATTTACCATTACAACATTACGTTAATCTTGTACACCACTGGTTTGATTATCACGTGTTGATGATATGCTAACAAAACCATCAGGTGTACCAAATGAACCAATATCTCCACCACCAGCTATATTAACTTGTTCATTAGCATATGCTGTCACAAGAATAACATCTCCAGATTGGAGACCAATGCTTGATATGTCTATGGTTCCATTTGCTACTGATCCTTCAACAACACCCACAACAGTAGGTGTAGCACCAGCAGTATCAGCTACAGAAAGTTGACCGCGTTGACCGCCACTTTTAATCCATTCAGCTACAGCTTTTCTTTTAATCTGTTCGACTTCAATAGAAGTCATATCTCTGAATTGACCGTTATTATCTATATAAAGAGGCCTACGGATTGCCATAATTAAAACCTCTTATTAAGCACCAGCACCATATAAACTACGAACAACTGTACCTGTTGAATCAAGAATATCTATTTGTTGTACATCAAATAGCTTTGCTGATGTAATTGCACCTGCCTGAATTGCCGCTGTAGGAATTGATGAATCACCTGTGTATGTTCCAGTAATAGAAAGATCACCCGTTATATTAACTCCTGCAGATGTAGTGGCAAGCTTAGCAACATTATCATAATAAATAGTCACCGCACCATCATCAACAAATGTTGCCATTGTTTCAGCACCATCTGCTCCACCTAATAGATCAATTTGAGAAGACAAGATTTTTAGATTGCCTGTTCCCGGGTCTGTGATATAAGAATGTGACCCATCATGATAGATTTGTAGATCAGAACCTGTACCAAAGATGGCTTTTACATTATCATTAAATATGACGTCGCCAGAAGTTTTTGTAAATGCTGAATCGTTTCTAAGAAAATTAGCATATATATCAGTAATATTTGACGTATTCGTACTAATATTTGACGCGTTTGTAGCAATATCAACAGTATTTGTATTTGTTTTAGAATTATCAGAATCAAGTCTGGCTTCATGCTCGTTAATTGCACCAGCAAGATCTGTTGCAGTAGTATCAAGTGAAGTACCAACTCCAGCAAATGCGGTAATTGTATTTACATCAGAGTCTAAGTTATTAAATGCTAGTCTCCATTGTTCAATTGTATTACTAGCATTAATTGGCATCTTGTTTCTCCATTAATTTAACTAACATTTGCTTGATGTCTGACATTTCATTTTCAAGCTTAGTAAGTTTTTCTCTTTCTTCTTGCCGTATTTTTTTTCTTAATCTAGCCTGTTCAATTTCTGTATTATTTATATTGATCACTGCACCTGAAATAGGGTCCTTGGCCAAATTAGAATTGTTCTGTACTTTTATTAATTGTTTCATTATACTAACAGTGCAATTGCTCTAAGATCTTTAAACGATGGAGGCCTTGAACTATTTGTGGCTGTCATGACAATCTTAATCTGGAAAGATTTAAATGGATCTAGAGTACCTTCTGTTCCACCAATTAGATAACGATATTCTTGGAATGAAGTAGGTGTGTTATCAGTCGAATATGTTTCTTCAGGCGCGATTAATGTCCAAGCGGTTGTTAAAAGATCAACATCCTCAGCTACAGCTTTATAGTATACTGCAAAGTTTGAACCGGCTGGTCTGTTAGCAGCAAGCAGCACTTTGATTCCAACAGCTTCACTTTGAAGTGTAACTACATTTGTTACATGTTTTGCAAGAGAAGAACCAAGAGTAGGATCAGTCTCTGGAACAAAATAGAGTGGAACATTAAATCCAGAAGTCGCTGCTGAATCCTGATTATCAATCACATTATTTACACCAGTAAGTGAAAGTCTTTCAGCATTAATTACTGGAGAAAGATAATCAGTAGAAGTTGAAAGAGTGGCCTGAATTGTAGCAGATCTTGCTCCAGCCATACTTGCGACTTCATTATCATAAGCTGCCACTACTTTAGGATTATCAAAATAGATTTTTTCATATGGAACAAATGTTGTAAATGGAGCATCTGAATCGGGTTTACCATACGGCGTTTCTGTTCCAGCAAATGATTTACCGTCGGTGAATTTACCACCGAACGCTACACTTGTATTTTCTGGTGCTCCATATGATAATGATGGAATTACATAATCCATAAGAATCTGATCATTGGTACGGACATTTGAACCTCCAAATCTACCGCCTGAGGTTGGCGTATCACCGGCTTCAAATGTATATCCTGTACCATCCACTGCAGTAATTGTTCTATTACCAATTACATCGTTGAGCACAATATTTGATGGGAATGTAGTACTTGAATCCATACCGAGCAGACTAATCGTGTCATTCACAAATAGGCCATGGTTTGGATGAATAACTCTAACAGTAGCATCACCAGAATCAAAAAGAAGTGGATCCGCAGGAAGTAGTCTTTGTCTTGTACTTTCATTCTGGAAAATAGCAGTACCAGATGTTGAACTAAACTTAGCTCTATATAAATCAAATTTTAAATCATCAAACTGTGAAGGCTCCCATGTTTCAGCATTTTGTGAAAGGAATAATGAACCAAGACTCGGTTGTCTTGTAACTTTTCTATCAGTTTCACCAAGAGCAAATTCACCCATTCGAGAAATGAATACGTTATATTCAAGTGAATTTGTAATAAGCACAATTGCATACTGTTGGCCGGGAGCCAAATATGTCGGAGCCGGCAATGTAAAGTTGGTCACCGCGCTTGCGTCTTCCGATACATTAATAGAACTAGGGAATAGCCAAGTACTAGCGCCAGAGATCGTTTCAGTTGTTGATGGATAACCATTTACTGTTTCTCTAATCTGAAGATTTACTGGAACCTCATTTGTATCTTTTGATTGGAAATAAATACCAACCTTTGTAATAAATGCACCTTCAGGATTATCAACAAAGAACGTTTGAGCAACAGGATCTCGCGCGCCATCGTCACCACCGCTGCCACCGGGCCGGGGTCGGCGGATTATAACAGTATTCGTAACAGTAGTACCTTGAGCGTTATATGTTGCTTTAGCTCTTGATGCTGATGTATCATCATTTTCTGTAGTGATATCATAAAGTGAAAAGATTCTTTCACCTGCATCAAAAGAAAGATTTTGGTTATTTGGAATATAGAACGTACCTTCGAGAGTACCATTCGCATCTGATACGAGTGCCCCCTCAAAATTAGAATTTGCGACATCATTTAAAAAGTTAGGACCCGATGAACCATAAATTGGATGCCATGCCTGATCCCACCCTTCAGGTGTAAGTTCTCTCCATCTTTGATTAAATTCAGTAGTTCTATCACTATCAACACGATCTGTTACATCCCAAGTTTCTCTATTCTCAAATCTCCAGCTATATGCTGCATCATTAAAGTCAAGTTGAATACAATAAGCATCTACTCGTATTCCGTCAAAGAAAGGAAAGTGACGAGTATTGGGTAATAGCCCTTGTGCTCTAAATCTAATTTCACGAGAACGAATCGTTGGAATAAGGGTAATTACCGGTTCATTACCGTTCGTATTACCGTTATCAATACCACCTCTACCAGGACCACGACGTCTACGTCCACCACCGCCACCACTCATCTTAAACTCCTTTAATTACTTTTAATGCCGAAATATGCATAATCTTCTTCAAATCGAATCAAAGGTACAATGTCATAACGAGCAATATTAATCTCAGCTTTTGATGATCCGTCAGCACCGCCAGTTGCAAGACTTTCTTTAATACGAGGTCCTAAGACATTATTTGACGCAGTTGACGGCCACCCAAGTTTATTTCTATAACCAGAATTATTTGTTGTTGCCAAACTAATTTTAAGACTTCCAGCATATGTACTTAAATTAATTCGTTCTTGTCTAGATGCTGTCATGCATTTATTTCCTTCAGTTTTGTTTTAGCCCGTCCAGGACGATAATTATATTTTTCTCTATGAAAGTAAATCATATCAATATGTGGATGATATTGCTTACCAAAAACTTTCATATGTTTTATACATTTCACTAAATCTTCTTTTACTATCACATCTATAATTACACATTTATCACTGGTTTCTCTTGAAAAGACTTGCTCACCATCAAAATCAAACTCATCAAATTCATTTTCTGTCATCCATCCCCAAGTAAAAAATCCAATTATATTTATTCCTTTTCTAAACATCATTATCTTTTTATTTTCAAAGGCGGGTATTAACCTCCATTGAATAGTTTCACAATGTAGTTTTGAATATGGATCTGTGGAACTCCACAAATTTACACATTCAAAAAAGTCTGTATGATCAAATGGTATCCAAGAAGTGATACCGTCAAATTCATTATAAATCATGTTATATTTATGATCGAGATTCCCATGTACTAAATCCGTTTCTATCAACGCCCGTTTGTCTCCAGCCACCTGAAGCGAAAGCCCTTTCCCGAGCTGATCCCGGCGCCGCTCGTGCTTGTGATGGATCATCACCCCCGCCACGATCTCTTCTTCTGTCTTCATCATCAACTCTTGGTGTTTCAACAATAATAGTATTCGTAATTTCTTCTCTCCATTCATCAGAGGATGGTGATAGAATCAAAGTGCCTTCATAATTAATTCTAATAAATGGTTGAAGATTTACTGTCCGAGTCGCTTCAGGTTGTTGAACATAAAGTTCTTCTGTATAATCAAGCATTACAAGATTATTTACAAGTGAAGTTCCAGAAGTTCCAGTTCCAAGACCAGCTGAATCAAAAATCAATCCAACATTCTTTGTTCTATAGGAGCATGTCATAAATTCGCCGAATGGATTTATTGATGCTCTATGTTCTTCACTATTAATATTAGATGCTCTGTGATCATGAAAATCATCGGTCAAGAATCCTGATTTTGTACGATTCAAACCAGAACCATCAAGAACTTCAAGAGTTGATGCTTGAATATCAAGAAGAGAAAGTGCGACCATCTCTTCAGTTCTTTCAATTCTTTGTTCAATCTTACCAATATCTCTCATTGTGTATCGTTTATTTTGAATATATTGAGTACTCAAATCACTCTTATTCAAAGTATATGGATTCAAATAGAAATTATAAAGAAGCATAGAACCGTCTGGAATATCAGGTGAGATTGGATTAAGTGATTCCTCACCTTTAATATAAGATATTTTTCCATTTTCAATCGCAACGAGCTTATCATTACGTGAATTATAATAGGTATTGTCAGTTGAAACTGTTTCAGTATTTTGAGGGAATTTAGTCGCAATTGCACCTGTGCCTGTAAAATTAGCACCAGTTTCATCTATCGTTGGTCTAAAATCAAGAACATCAGAAAGTGGAACTGATACACCATTGTTTTGACGATAGACTGGAATATTTTCATAATCAATTCCAGAATATGAACTTACAGAGAAATAATATCCATTATTCGTATGAGCAAAATGCTGAAACTTAACATATACACTATTATCAGCTAATGATTCTCCAGTATTTAGATAGAGCCTACCAATATCATAATAGTTATCTTTTTGGCCATTATCAAGTCTAAATTTAGATTTAATGTCAATTCCACTCGAGTTAGTTAATCGTGCTGAATCTAATTGATATATGTCAACCTTTCCAAGAGGTACAAAGACGTTACCATTTCCATCAGAATCAATGGAAATTGTATTTGTTACTGTAGTAAGTGTTTTTGTTTTCGATGATGCAGTAGTATTTCTTACAAATGCATGTACACTAATCGCTTGATTATTTCCAGGTACACCTTGTATTTCAGTAGCAGTAATTGCTGAAGGTGTAAAGAAAGCACCATCTGAATCGGTTGAGGTAAGCCAATCAGAAGTTGATGTCCAAGACTCGCCGGTACCTAATGCTGGAAGTGCGGCTGTTGTACCTACAGCAGTAACATAAAATGTTCTTTGAACTGTAAGATCTCCATTTGCAACACTTGCAGCTCTTGCATTAGTCAGAGGAAAGAGTGCATCATTATTTTGAGTCTCATAAAGTACTGCTACTCCATTATCAAGAATAATTTTACCATAGTCAAGAGCACCAGTACCAATTGAATGAGTATTTCTAAAGTTTTGCCCCGAATTCATTTGAATGTCAAAAAGATGGAACCTATAGTCTGATCCAACCGTTTCAATTGCTCTAATACGCGCGGTACCAATAATAGATCCTGATATGTAGTCTGAATCATCCATCAGATTTAATTTTTCATGATTAGATAAATCAGGAACACTCAATAGATCACTTACGTTTACATAGTTGCCATAGTTAATACCAGTTGTATCACCAGTTCGAGCCGTTGTTGATCTTGGCTTTTGTACCTTTATTGTTGTTGAAGGTTGTTCAACACGATAACCTTCAACATAAGCAATACCAGATGTAAGTTTAAGATCAAGCTCTCCTGAAGAATCTCCGGCATTAAATGTAGCAAGAAATGGCTTGACTGTATAATTTCCAGATTCTTCAAAGGTTCTTTGAGCTAATAAATCTAGAATTCTATTATATTCATCCCGACCATCATTTACATCAATAACATCTCCATCACGAATATCAGCAATGTAAATAAAAGTTTCCCCCGCAGCGATTTCCGATTCTAAAACGAGTTCGACTGTAATTTGAAGTCTGTCTGCACCTGGAGCAGTTGTATTTAAATTATCTTGTGAATTATCATAAAGATTAGCATTATCATTTACAGTTACGATTGATTCAATAACTTTAAATCCAACTCTTGATGTTGTAGTATTTGAATACTTACTTAAGATTTTTGAAGATTGCTGTACATAAATGAAGTGCCCTGCAACAAAAAATTCACCTTCACCGACATATGCTTTCATACCAAAGCCGGTTGCAGGATTAGCATCGGTATTTGTAGATTGTACAACAAACGTAGGTGTTCCAGGTATTCCACCGGGCCCTACAATTGTTTCACCTGGAAGAAACTTTACATTACTTTCTCCAGATGAACTCGGATTACCAGATGAATAAGCAACGTAAAGAGTTGTAGGATCTGCACCTTCGGCATTAACAATTTCTACAATTTTGCCTTTTACACCAGAGGTTTGACCTGTAAAAATAAGATTTAAATATGATGCATCAACGGTTGCACTTTGTAATTTTACAAATGCATATTTTCTATCGACATATACGTTTCTTACTGGATTAACCGCTGCGCCTTCTTTGAAAATATTTCTACCAAATCTTTCTATCTCGCGCTGAATGATGGTTTGCATTTGAGTAAGTTCACGAGATTGTACAGCTCTAGCAGGACTAAAAAGAATTCTATGATAATGATCTGAATCCTTAAAATCATCTTTATATACATTTTCAAATGTAGATTTAATAACTTGTGAAACCATATTCTTTGCCTTAAAGTTGAATAATCAATTTAATATCTTCTGCTTGTTCGGTATTTCTAATAATCGGTGCTCTATTTTCATGGAAAAGAATTTCACCACTAAATGGATCAGCAGCAGAACTATCTACGTTAGTTGTAAGTGTCGTTGTGCTTGTCCCAGTAATATTGCCACCAACATCTGTAGCAAAACTTCCAAATCCTGTCGTTTCATTCTGTGTATAGAATACAGTATCTGAGTCGATGTACACAACCACTGCCTGAGATCCACTTGTATCTCCAGTAATATCTCCATCCAAGGAGAATGCTCCAGCATCTGCGACTATGAGACTTTTCATAGCATTTGCTGAAGCTCCAGTTAATTTTGTTCCTGAATAATCAGTTGGATTTTTTATAATTGATACTTGTCTAAAATCATTTCCAACTTGAAATGTATCATTTTCTGTGCCAGATGGCTTTGTATTAAACATTATAGCAGTCGATTTTAGAGTTTTTGTTGCATCTGCACCAATACCTCCAATAGGAGGAATCACGGCCCGGGCTGTAGCTCCAGACCCACCACCACCTGTGATAGATACCACAGCTCTAGTATAACCAGAACCAAAAGCACTCATTTGAATTCTTTTCACTTCACCCCCTGCAATACTAGCAGTTGCTGTTGCAGATGATCCATCACCCGTAATCGTGACAGTGGGTGCACTTGTATATCCAGAACCGTTATCAGTAATTACAATTTGAATAATTTCACCTGCTGTTGATGCGGTTTGAACATCAAATTGAAGTTGTTCAACATCATCTGAAGCAGAGTCGATATATTCAATTGGCATATAGTTAGCTGAAAGAAATTTGTTCACACGTGATGTCGATATCTGATATAAGAATCTCCACTTATAACCATCTCCGGTATCAATTACACTTGTTCCGGTACCACTCGGAGAGGTAATAGATGTTCGAGTAGTTCCATCTGTATTTCGTCCTCTCTGGACACAAACATAAACATTATTCTCATCAGTAATAACATAATATGGTTCGCTTGGATAACCCTCAACCGCATCATCAAAAGCTGAGTAAATTGTGCCAGCTGACCATGTATTTCTTGGAATCACAAGAGAAACGCTTTCAGCCAATTTCATTGATTGCATAGCGAGTCTAACATTTCTTTCACTTGATAAATGATTCTTAGTTGCAGGAACATTATCTGAATCATCCCACTGATCAGCTCTTCCAATAGCTGCATAGTAATAATCAGAATCTGATTGTACACCAGTAATCAAATCATTTAATAAATTTTTTCTAAAAATATCTGTAATCGTGGCTGTCATTGTTTTTCCTATTACGCTATTGTGACATCGCTATCATGTGAATAGAGATACCAATTTGTGCCGTCCCATATTGCAGAGCTTCCAGTATATTGAACTAATGAAAAGCTAGTGCCTTGAGCAAAACTGACTGGTGTTACTGTCGCAGTTCCAGCTCCTTTATTTGTAAAGATTTTTTGTTCACCAACCGTTGTACCATTATTGAGTGTCATTGTAAGAGCAGCAGAACCATTGAAGATAGTGTATCCAACGTCAAGTGAGCAGGCTCCATCAGAATTAAGTGTTTCGCTTTCAATTGCGAGTTTCGAAACTCTGACTGCTCCTGTTCCCTTTGCATCAAGATTTAGATTAATATTTGTATTATCACCTGTTGCAGAAAGTATTGGAGGATTGCCCGTTGAGTTATTTGAAATTGTAAGTTCATTGACTGATGCTGCAACTGAAGTGAATTTTAAAAGATCAACTCCTGAAGCATTATCAAGAATAATTGGATTAATTAAAGTTTTATTTTCAAGATTTTCAGTCGTATCTGAAAGAGAAACTGTACCAGTTGCATCAGGAAATGTAATGGTTCTATTTGCAGTTGGTTCTGTAAAGGTAAGTTCTGTTGTGAATGACGAACCATTATAGATAATGCCATCACTATCAAGAGTTAGCTGTGCCGATAAGTAATCGCTATCGGATCCAAGCATCTGAAAAATCTTTACAAAGTTGCGATTAATCTTACCACCCGCGCCTCTTAGTGTATCACCAGTGGCATCATTTGCAGCAGCGCCTAAGGATATATTTTCTCGAGTTGTCATCTTTACCTCAGAGTTTCTTTATGTTATTTATAAGATTCCATCGGAATCAATATAAGATTTTAGCATTTTATCTGTATCCATTGTCTCAATGGTATTCGATGTAGTTACTGATTTCAGTGTTCCGTCGGAATCTTCATCCATTGTTGGCGAGGTCGCTTGAGCAAATTCCTGAAGATCGTCATACTGAGCATTAATATTTTCAATTGTGACTTCACTATAACCAGCAATTTGTTGTGTATTGCTTACATAAAGTGTATTATCAGAATCGGTTAATACATAGTATTCACCAAAAGCACCTATTGTATTTTGTGCTGATGCTAATGAAGTAAATGTAAATAAATCTGTATCATCAATAATTGCTGTTGGCATAAATTGTCTAAATGCATTTGCTACACTTTCAAAGGCCACATCACCTGATAAGAAATAGCCAGCAGTATGTGCAAAAGCGCGATAGAGCGGTTCCCATTGTGAAAAGCTCAAGCCTGATTTAATTAACACCGATAAAAACTGATATCTTCTTCCGTCTTGGATTAGATATAATTCATTGTTTAATGGTGATTCTCCTATAATAAATACATTATCTTTTGGATATGAAATTTCAACTTCTTGATCAAAGAATAGCCGAAAGAAAAGCTGTGTTGCAAGTTCATTCCCTTTATTCTTGATAATAAAGTTAATAATTTTAAGAGCAACTCTTGGCTTTGAAAAGTAATCACTTGATGTGTTTAAAGCATACTCATAAAAAAGACCATCAATAAACCGAAGTGATACTTCATCTAAATCACGAAGAGCTAAGAGATCATGATCTAATATTTTTATAATTTCAAATTCGTGATTTGCATCATAATATTCACGAAGAAATGATATGATATTGGGATATTCTTCTTGAAAATAGCTTGGAAGAATTTCATCAACTTCAAATTGTTGAAGTTTTGGTTTTCTTCTATTAAATTCTAAAAGAGTTCTATCAGTAGACATTAGAGGATTTTTCTATTCTTTTGATAATCAATATTAAATATTGCATTATTGTTATCTGTATCTAGTTCAAGAATATAGTTTTTACCGGGTCTAATTGTAGCCTGATTTGCTGGTGTCGCGAATACTTTAATATAATCCAAAGAATTTAATATTGAAGAAGCATTCAAATCAATAATGTTGATTGTTCCATTATTATCATATGTACCGATATTTCTTTCTATGACTTCATCAGCTTCATTTACAATTTGAAGAGTATAAGAATTCAATTTGTTTTTAATTCTGCAAGTCTTTGAGTCAAATATAAAGCGACTTGTATTTATTCTATAATTAACGTCATCTGGAGTAGCAATTTCAACAGGAAAAGTTAATGAATAACTTTTACTTACGTTCAGATCTAATTCTAATCTTTGATTCAATTCGACAATCATTGATGATGATAAGATAGCTTCATTGAGATCATCAATTCTTGATAAGAGAGCTGATCTTCTAAATGAATTTCCAAAAATTTCAAGGTTTTCATCAAAGTAATTTACAACCTCGTTTTCAATCGCTGTAGCAGAAGCTCTTGGTGTCAAACTACTTAAGTTTGGGTTATAATCAAAAAGTGTAGTAATACCAAGATAAGTGGTTGTCGGATCCACGTATACTGGATCAATTGACATAGTACCAAGAGGCGCAATCAAGTTTTTTGTAATATCAGATTTTACTGTTTCCTTTGAATCATTATCAATATCATCTTCAAACTTTAGTGAGATATAAATCTTACCATAATCAACAGGATCATTTTCTTCTCCGCCCCAAGTATTAGCATCTCTTACTGAAGAATAATTTGCAAGAATCAAAGCTCTGTAATCTTCTTTCGTAACCATTCTTCTCTGAGATGCAAAATTTAAAGGAGCAAGAGTACGAATTGATTCAATTGATTCTTTTTCAGAACCTCCAGTTGCAACGGAAAGAACACCGACCGCTAATGGAAAACTTTGTGCTCCAACTGTTACACTGTTCTGAGCAGAAAACGATAACGCTCCGTTCGGCGCTTCACCATTTGTAGTAAGATATGAAACTTCGATCTTATTACCTGTTACTGGTTCTTGACCAAATGAATTATCAACTCCAAATTGAAGCTCATAGAATCCATTTGCAGCTTCTCTAAGAAGATAAAAGCGTGTATTAGAATCAATTCGAATAGCTTCTGTAATATTACTATAAGTTACAGAATTTGTAGATGATGAATTATCATACACACTTACTTCAATCGTATTCTTATCAAGAGCTTCATCACCAATGACATAAATTCTTTTTTCTTCTGGCCGCGGCACAAAGAATGTTTGAGTCTTTCGAACTCCTTCATATAGTTTAGATTCTAAATTTCCATCATCATCACCAAAAATATAAAGGTCAAATCCATCGTTTTCAGCTGTATATGCCTGAAGCGTTTGAAACGTATAAGATACATTTTCAACCACTGAAGTAAAAAGTGTGCCAGCTGGCAATGTAATTGAAATTGGGGGTGTACCCGAGAATGTAGTTAAATCAAGAGATAATTGAACAGTGGCTGAGGAAGATGTATATGATCTTGGAAAATAACCAAGAGATTGAGCATTTGTAATGACACTTGATCTTAATTGAGCAGTTTCAAGAAATGATTCATTAATTGCCATATTGGCGGTCAAGGCATTAAAATGTGTATTATATGCCAACACATCAAGAATATTTGAAAGACCAGAACCTTCGAAGTCATAGTCTTTAAACTCTTCTTTCTGTGCAAGAAAAGTTTTGAGACTTTGCTTGATTGAATTGAAATCAAGTTCTGTGGATTGTATGTTAGTTACCATTTATCTTAACCTTGAGAGTGTTACATTCAGATTGACTGTTTCATCTGTATTTACCACTTGAAAAATAATATCAACAGCAAGAATATTTGAGTCTGGATTTAAATAAACTTTTATAGACTCGATTAATGCTCTTGGTTCAAATCTTGTAATTGATTGAGAAATTCTATCACGAATATCAGATTTGATAAAAGGATCGCTTGCAAGTTCAAAGAGTAAATCACGTATTTGTGTACCAAAAGAGGGTTGGAATGGTTTTTCACCAAGATTTGTCAAAATAATATTTTTTACTGATTGCTTTACAGCTTCTGCATCAATCTTTTTGTAAATGTCATTAATCGTATTTCTTGTAAAACTTAAATCTATATCTTTGTAATCAATTGCACGAGAAGAAACGAGAGAACTCGCTAGATTTCCTGCTTCAACTGAAAATGCTCTCGTGGCCATAACTTACCTTTACTTTTAATTATATTTATATACTATAATTTAAAATAGCATGAGATTTTCACTCATTAGTTTACCGTTATATTGCGTTTCAAGTTTTCGAGCATATGACCCTTGGTAATTATCATCGAGTAAAGGAAGTACGACAAATGCTCTAAAGCCTCCATCTCCACCCTCACCACTACCAGAAGTCGTATCATAGTGCATTATAATTTTTTCATACCATGGAAGAGAAGCAAAATAAGAAGCAAGAAGAAAAGTTAGCTCTTTTGAATGAGTGCCATTTTCCATTGTTTTTACAACATAACCAATTGCTCTTCCTATCATCAATTGTTGTTTAAGTGTACCAGCATCAACCGATTCAAAATCTCCTGGTTCATATATTCCTTCTGAAACAGCAATTCTATTATTTTTAAACTCTGCTCTTGATCGAGCAGCCGATACAAATTCTGATTGGACATAAAGATATTTGTCTATTGTGCCATTTAAAATCTCATCCATATTATCCGGATTTGCACTACCAGTTTCTCCACTAAAAAAGAATGTTCTTGGTACCACAGGCCGTGAAGATTCTGCTCCAATGGCTCTATTTGTATCAGCAACATAAGTTTTAAGTTGTGGATTAACTATAAAGGATTTACTCGTATTTCCATTACCAAGAGGAGTTAAACCAGCCATAATTGGTTTATATACTTGTTTGGGTGCATCTGGAGGTGTATCGGTTAAATTATTACTATTTGGATCTTCGCTTTGTGTTGTAGAGTTTGCTCCTTCTAGTCCTACACCGCCCGTTCGTCGGCTACGAAGCGCGCCTGAAGTTACATCCATTTTAAGAATTTTATTAATTTCTTCAGCTTCTCGCTTTCGCTCAGCTTTGATACTTTCCAGAGCTCCACGAGTATTTGTGTTACGCGGCGGGCATTCACTCATATTCTATTTCCTTTATCTAATTTCATCACCAGGAAACGTTGTTGGTGCCACTGTCCTACTGCCTTTTTCTGGACCATTCTCATAAGCAATATCTGGTGTAGTATTAGGAAAATTGAATTGATCATAATACTCACCTAAACCAGCCTCATTCAAACCCGTAATTTGATTTAATAGAGATGATACTTTTACATCAACTCTTTTCAATGCAGTATCAGCCGTATTTTGCTGAGCTGTAATTTCAGAAGCAGTCGGCAGTGTTGTTTCATAGGCATCATCTGTTGTTGATGGAGCTTCTGGTGAACCGCTATAAGGTGCAAGACTCATAGCAATCTTTGCTACGCCATTTAGATTTCCAACAAATATGCCAGCGTGAGCCGATGTTGAATTGAGACGATCTATAGTACCCATTGGTGAAACTATTGAAGTTTGACCATAGACTGTGCCATTCGAAATACTATTTTTATTATATGAAATAATATTTTCACCGCCAATCGTTCCGTTATTTCCTAT